CTACGGTGTTTCACGGCCTCCTTTGACCCATCTGGAAATAGCGTCGAAAACCAGATCGGCAATCCACATGGCGCATATGCCGACGACGAAAGCCGTGGCATTCATGGCTGCGACATCCTTTTGCGGCAAAGGCCAGTTGATGGCCCGCAGATAGAAAAGCGCCGGCTCCGTCAGATAGGTGGCGGCAAGTGCGCCACAGATCGGTGATGCAACGATCTCTCGTGTCGTATATCGGCGCCTGGAAAGGCCACGCAAAATGCCGCCAGAAAGGCCAGCGATGACAACTCCGACTTTGATGCCCAAGGCATCCAGAAATTCGTGTAACGTCATCGCTTTTCTCAACCAAATTCGGGGACCGTCGATTGCCGCCGCCACCTATTCATTAGGGTGCGGCACCAAATGGTTTCATTTATCGACAGGCGGCTGCGGCTTTATCAAACCTCCAACACCATCACGCGTGATGTTGATAATGATTTTCAGAGTACTCAAAGCCGCAGCTGCGGCAGCAGCAAAGCTTGGGCCGATAAAGGATTGCGAACATTCCAAGGTACCGTCTGCAAATTGCGTGCAGCCCGTCGCCAGAAGAACCGCAATCATGGACGTAGATAGTGCTATCAAAACGTTCAGAATATTATGGAATGCATTCGTATTGAGCATATGTTTTCCTCTTGAATAGATTGGAGCGGCTCACCGGTACGATACCGCCCAAGCTTTGAATTCGTGGAAAGCTGGCATGAAGGGCATATGCGAAAAGTCGATACTCTCAGTATCGTCAGCATCTAACCGTCTATAACCAACGTCGAATAAAACTACCGGGCGCGCTCAATCGCCGCCGCGAACTTCTTGGCAAAGCCGGCAATATCGATTGCCCGATCCGTACCGTTGATAATCCGGCGCGCACCGATCCAATCAGAACCGGTAGCGCTAAAGTAATCGGCAAGCTTTCTACCGGTGAAACGGCCGTTGATCATGCCGTTGAACAGGATTTCGATCGCTTTATCGTTATCGAGAGCTCGATCCGGATTATCGCTGATGCCATACTTGGCATAGTTGTCCCGCCCGGTGATTTGCACGAGACCGCGGCCACGGTAGCGCCAGCCATCATCACTCGCTTCATCGCCGTTTCCCATACGATTAGCATAAGCGCGGTTGGCTATCCGTCGCGGCTGGCGAGAATATACAGCTGCCTGTTCCATATTGAAATATTTCGGAAATGTCGCCTGCAAACCGGCGGCCGAATAGCTCAGACTTTCCGAAATTGCACACATGGTTTTGCCCGTCTCGTGATAGACTGTTGCCAGCATGTAAGCGAGCCAGCGGGGATCGAAGGGCTCTGCCAGCCAAGCGGCCAGGATTGCCTCCGTACCATTGACCTGAGTTATCGACAGCCGACCGCCAAATAATGGCGCTCGCACAGCCGAGAAGAATTTCTCGTGATCCATAAGCTTCATTCCAAACTCGAAGATATAAGATTCGAATGGCAAATACGAATGAGACGCTTGGCAACGATGCTGCTAGGCAAAGCAGCTTCGCTACTTCCCTTTATCCAGTCATATCGCTCACTTCCCGCTCTGGCCGGCAGGTCGATCAGATCTTGATGAATCAATCTTTGATTGCATGTATAGCCGGATTGACGTCTCGCAAAGCTGACAGAGCGGTCGACCGCATCGAGGCAGAAATTAACCTCGCCTTACAGCGGCATGAATTGCCTCTTGCGCACTTTAGTGGGAGTGCGCATTCGGGCTCCCTTAGGTGCTGGGTGATGCGGCCGCATTGGACGGCCAGGCAAAAGCATCGATCTCGGCCTTCGTGGAGATCGAACCCGCGATGATTTGGGCGTTCACCTCGCCCTCGGCCGCAAAAGCCGCCTGGACATGAGCACCGACCGCGTTCGCGATCGCAGCCATCTGTCCTGCCGTCAGCTCAACGAAACCGCTTACCGTCTTGAACTTCATCGCCACCTCCGGATTTGCCTGCACATAGTTGTAGGCTCCGGTAATCAGCGATTGGCTTGCCCGATCGGTCATGATGCGCATCTCGCCATCGATGATGATGCCGCCCGTTTCGACGGCGTAGCGCTTGGATGCGGCATAGGCGTAAAGATCGACCGGCTCCGGTTCTAACGACCAGCCTGCGACAATGGAAAGAAGGCTTGCCGGCGCCTCCGGCCATTCAGTAGCCGAGCTAACGAGGGCTGCCTCCTTATTGCTCAGCTGATCAAGGATCGCGTCCTTGTCGGCCGCATCCAGTCCGGAGGTGATCCTGGCGGCAAGCGCCAGCCAGTAATCCGGCACATTGTAGATCTGCTGCCGGCCGAGCCAGAAGGCGACACACGCCATCCAGCGATCGGCCTTGTTTTCCGAGCGAGCCGCAAGCAGCGCCTCGACCATCGGTTCATACATGCTGTCAATGCGATACATGGCAGTCCTTTCCTGCGGTTCAGCGCTTCAAAGTCAGCGCGTTGATGCTGCGGTTGTTGACAAGAAGGAGCGGCGCACTGCTCCCTTGAAGAGCGAGCGGCTTCACGTCGAAGCGGAACTGCGTAGAGGCGGTTCCAGCGGGCGGGGTGTACGTAAAGGCGTGCGCGAAGGTGCCGTACTTAAAGAACGATAAGGGCAGAACGGCCGTGTAGGCATTGTTGCCGTTATCCCAAACGTAAACCTCGACTTCGGTCATCGCGCCGGCCTGGGTGACGCCATTGTTGCTCATTGAGAACGAAGACATGACCAGAACGGGCGGGGAACCGGTGCCGTGATAGGCCGTGATACCCGTGATCGGAATGGGGCCAGATCCAGCATTAATGCCCGCCTGGCCTTGAATATCAGAATCAACGCGGGTGACCGCCCCGGCGGCGATTTTGTCGACGGTGACGCCGCCCACGATCAGTTTGTCGGTCGTGATCGCGCCGGCCGTAATCATGTTGGCCGTGATGGCATTCGCCGCAATCTTGTTCGCGGTGATCGCGCCATCCACGATCAGCTCGGCCGAGACGGCACGGCGCATGACAGGTTTCGACCAGTAGCAGGAGTTGCCGGTGCCCGCCGTCTTGTCTACCTGCAGGAGCATCGCCAGCTTGGTATAGCCGCTCGGGATCGTAATCCGCCCCTGCAGCCGCACAAATTGGTTTTTAACGTTGCTCGTGGCTCCGGGCACCGCCTGCGGCCCCCATGTGCCCGATGGCGTCAGTAGGCCTGCGTAGATGTTTGCTGCCCCAGCATCGGTGTTGTAGACCCAGACGTCGAAGGCATAGACCTCGCCGGGAGTGACGGCGACATAGCTCGACCGCGCCATGTCGCGACCGAGTGACTGAAGAACCCAGCCGGCCGCATCACCCGAAACGGTGTCATTGTAAAAGGCTTGCAGGTTCTGAAGAACCCAGCCGTCCAGGGTGCCGCTTTGCCAGCCGTTATCGGCCATGTTGGAGAAATCGGTCAGGACGAGCTGCTTGGCAGTAATGGCATTCGCGGCGATCTGCCCCGCGCCGATGGTGTTGGCGGCAAGCTTGTCACCGGTAATCGAGCTGCCCGCGATCGTGGTAGCGGTCACCGCGCCGGCCGCGATCGTGCCGACCGTCACGGCATTCGCGGCAATCTTGCCGGCCGTCACAGCGTTCGCTGCGATCTTGTCGGCGGTGATGCCGTTAGCGACGATGCCGTTCGGGGTGATCAGGATGACACTGCCATCGCTCCACGGTGTCGGTTCGGCCGCGCCGGCCGGGATGCGGCACAGCATCGGCTTGTTGACGAACATGTAGCTGTCCGTCTGACCGGCGTTGGTATCGAGCTTGCGCAGATGGAAGGAAGCGGCAACGGCGTTGGCAGGTGCCGCGCCGACCGTGCGGAGGCGTGGCCAAAGATCGGGATTGGTCCCATCCGAGGGAACGCCTACGTTGGCCGAGGCGGTGGTATAGCTGAGTGCCCCACCATCGGCTCCTATCCATTCGATACGCAGCTCGACGGTGCAGCGATGTGCCGATATGCAGGCCGTTGCCTCCAACCACTCTCCCGGTGCGCAGGGCACCGCATACGGCAACGAATAAGCTAGGCCATCACCGTCAGGCCGCTTCCATCGGACGTCGGTAAAGAAGCCGCTAGGACCGCTGCCCTGCCGCAGTTCCAACACCGGATTGTTGCGACCGGCCCATGCCTCGCCGGGTTGACGGATGCGCAAGGCGAGCCCTGGAATGGTGCCGCTGGTATAGGTGACGAGCCAGCAGTCCAGCCCCATCGTGAAACTGGTGTTCTGAAGCAAGTTCTTGCCCGAGCCGACCGCCAGAGCATTCGTCGTCACCGCGTTGGAGGCCAGCTTATCGGCCGTGATGGCGCTGGCCGCGATCTGCGTGGCCGAGACCGCGCCGGCCGCGATCGTGCCCGCCGTCACCGCATTGGCCGCAATCTTGCCGGCAACCACAGAGCCGTCGACCAGCAGATTGGCCGTCGCCTTCCGCAAGAAGCTAGCCCCGCCGAACGAGATATTGCCGTCCGTGTTATCCCGCTGAACATAGATGCGGAATATGGCTCCAAAGGAGTTAGCGGGCGGGGTCATCGTGATCGTATAGCTCTGAAGCCCGGAAACCGTCGTGCCTCCTGACGTGTCGAAAATGGGGGGATAGACATCAGGGTTCAGCACCTGGCCTGTCGCGTCCGTCCAATGAACGCGTGCCCAGACAGCCATCTTCGTACCGGAAGTACGGATCGCTTGGCATGATGCAAGATACTGCTGCCCAGGAACGATTGGAAACGCATCCGACTGGACAATTAGCTGGTAACCCGCACCCGCAATATAGGTGTAGTCAAGCGAACCCTTGCTATTGAATGCTTGTGTCGCCACCGGGTTGACGACCACATTGGCGGGTCTGGAGAACCAGGAATCGGAACTTTGCAGCTGATTATCGGGAATGAGATTTTCCCAATCCTGCAGAATGAGGCTCCGAGCGGTGACAGCATTCGCCGCAATCTTGTCGGCTGTGATCGCGTTTGCTGCAACCTTCTCAGCGGTGATGGCACCGTCTACAATCAGATTGCCGCCGTTTCTACGCTGGCACGAAACGAATCCAATCTGGTAGCTTCCTGCTGCGGTCAGGTTGACTCCCGGAACGAAATCCACCCAAGCGTAAACTGCGCCGGCCGGCACGATGACCGTTGCGTTCCATTCCGTGTAGGAGGTTCCGACCGTTACGGGGACGTTGAAGCCTGCCTGGTTGAGATAGCTGATTTTGTCCGCGCCCATAAAGCGCATACGCACAGACAGCAGGCCGGCCGGTGTTCCGGTCGCCCTTACGAACACCTGAAGGAAATATTGCTCGCCGGGAAGAACGGGGAAAATATTGTTGTTTCTCGACGCAATAGCGTTCGCCACGGCACCGGCACCGATGTTCATATAGTAGTTACCGGTATAGGCGTTGGCGCTGTTGCTGAGGATGGCAACGCCGGCACCGTTCACCCAGCTCTTATCCCCTTCGCCAAAGTTCGGGTTCTCGCAGCGATTGGTGAAGTCGGCCAAAACCATCTTGTCGGCCGTAATGGCGTTCGCCGCGATCTGCGTCGCGCCGATGGCACCGGCTGCTATCTGACCGGCCGTAATGCTGTTGGCGGCGATCTTGTCGGCCGTGACGGCTCCCGCTGCAAGCGTATTGGCGGTGACCGCGCCGGCAGCGAGTTTAGGAGTCGAGATCGCGCCGTCCGAGATCTGCGTTCCAACGATCTGGCCAGCAATGTCACCCGCCGCCGTCGCAGCCGTCCAGGCAGTGCCGGTGTAGCGGTAAAGCTTGTCATCGGTCGTCAGATAGACGGTGCGTCCCTCGACATTGCCCGAGCTGGGAAGGCTGGAGACGATTTCTACCGGACGAATGTCGGAGGCGAATTTTGTGGCATCGACCGCATTGGCGGCAAGCTTGGTGGCGCTGACCGAACCATCGGCAAGCTTGCTCGCATCCACGGCGAGCGCTGCCAGCTTGTTGTTCGTGATGGCGCTGTCCGCAATTTGAGAGCTGCTCAACGTGCCGTTGACATCGCCAGCAGCAACCGCCGCCGTCCACGCGCCGTTATGGTAGCGGTAAAGCTTGCCATCCGTCGTCAGATAAACCTGCCGCCCTTCGACATTATCCATCATCGGGAGCGCAGAAACGACTTCTACGGCCTTGATGCCCGAAGCGAGCTTAGTCTCATCGATCGCGCCCTGCGCAAGCTTGGCGGCCGTCACGGCACTGTCGGCGAGCTTCGTGGAGATCACCGCGCCGCTCGCCAGCACCTCGGCCGTAACAGCGGCCACCTCCAGCTTTGCTGTCGAAACTGCCTGGTCGGCGAGCTTCAGGTTGGAGACCGCCTCGTCCATGATCTTCGCAGCTGATATAGCTGCATCAGCAATCTTGGATTGGACGATTGCACCGTCAAGAACGTCGGCCGTCTGGATAAGAACATTCGGCGTCTTGACGGTCAGCCAGGCCGACCAATCCGTTGCCCGGTTCGACTGCGGAAGATATCGGCCCCGCGCCTCGTAGTTGGTATTGGCGAGCGTCCATTGGCCGGAGATCAACCACGAGTATGGGGAGGCATAGGGATTGCTGTCGCTATCGAATACGACATCGCCGGTTTCCTTCAAACGCACCTGTACCCATACGCCCGCGACATCATCGAGATCCGGCGCACAGTTGATCTTGATCGCCGGGCGGCGGTCAATGCCGCCGGCATCCTTGATGGTTGCGGACTCAACGGTCCAGCCGATCATTGGCTGCGATGGCGGCGTGATGGGGCCAAGCCAGCCGATGGCGATGGGCAACTGCAGGCCGGGATGCCAGTCGTAGTCGGCCGGATCGACTTCCTTTAACGTGACGACGATGAGGAAATTCGGCTGCGGCTCCACTTTGACGACAAGGAATTTCTTCTCCTCATAGCCGTTGCGGACAGAAGACCAGGAAACGACGTCGTTCGGCTCCAGAGGATAGGCATCCGGCGGCAGCGACACCTGGTGGACACGAAAGCGTCGATAATCCTGGATCATCGCCAGACCAATGCGCTGCACCTGGTTGGCAAAGGGTACGGCAAGCAGCTGGACTTGCGCCGGAAGACGCCGATTGCCGTCCTGCGCCTCGAGATCCGCATCGTAACGCCCCGGCGCGTCCTTCGTCGCCCATTTTTCCGCTGGCTCCGGATAGGTGGCCTCGATGGCATTGTAGGTTGCAGAGAGGGAGGGAAACGGCTGGAAATCCTGCTCCTCCGTGACGATAATATCATCATCCGTGAACGAGTAGACTGCCGCGCCTGGCGTACCCACCAGCATCTTGAAGATGCCGCCAACTTCGGCAATGCGGCCGTTGCAGCCCTTCAGCAGTTCGGAAACTGCATCGAGCGGTTCCTGATCGCACTGCACGTCATAGCCGGCACGGAAAGCCGGCTCGCTGCCGCCGCCGTCGAGCGGGACGGAGGCGTCACAAGCATTGGCCGCAGCCATCCAATTCGTTGCCGGTAGGCAGAAGGCGCCGATATTCTGGCCGCCATAGACCCATTCCGAGCCGTAATACACACCACGGGCGAGGTTGTAGATCATCACAGCCGGGTTGGTGCTAGGCTCCCACGTCGAGGGATCGGCCCAGCGATGCGCACCATTGCCGCCGACCGAAGTGTCCTTTCTGACGTCGTAAAGCGGCAGTGGATGCGGCTCGAAGAGGCCGGCGGGCACTCCCTTGAAAAGATCGGTATTGTAGCGCGAGGTCAGGATGACGACCTGGCAGCCGCGGCCGATCATCGTCGATTTCCAGGGCCGCTCGGCATGGGTGCCGAATTTGGCCGTCAAAAAGGCGTCGGGGCTCGTCTGCGTGCCGTCGAGAAACTTGATCCAGAGATAGTCCTTGTTCTTGACGCGATATTGCAGCACCGGGAAGCCGCGCCCGTCGGGATGCGGCTCGTCCCAGAGTACGCCGACCTTTTGGTCGTCGATCCAGACGCTGGTCAGGCCGCGTTCGCCGGCCCGGTTGGGGAGGCTGCCGATTTCGATGACATCGGTGAAATAGGCATTCGGCGTCTTGCCGTCGTCTCCCCAGGTGCCGGCGTACTTGCGCTTGCCGGCAGTCGCGTAGCTGCCGATGATGAAGGACATCGCATGATCGTCCCCCATGCTGATATCGAGCTTCGTTCCGGCCGGCTGCGGCTTATCCTTCTTCGCCAGCGCCTTTTCGACGAGCGAAAGGCCGATGTTGATAGCAACCGTCAGTATCAGCTTGCCGATGCTGATCGAGCCGAGAAAGTTACCTATCACGGCAATTGCCGCAGAAATCGGGTCGGCATGCGCCGCATCCGCCATCAGCCAGAAGCTGAGGACGTTCAGAAGCAGAATGAGATATTTCATGGATCGGACGACCTCGAATGGCGCATGGGAAAGAATCGTCGCAGGCAGGGCCGCGGCGACTGTCACCGGTCAGAGATAGGAAGAATGACGTGGCTTAGCCGACCTTGAAAGCGCGCTTGGCGTCGAGCAGGTCGACGGTGCCGAGCCCTGTCTCGCGCAGCACGAAGATGCGCTCGCCATTGACGACGCCGAGCGCGTAGCCGAAGGGACCTTCATGCGGGACGGCGGCGATATCGCCGATGCCGGCTTCGCTCGGATGGATCTCGGGCAACATGCTGGCGACGAGATCGGCGAGATTGTCGAAGCCCGCCGCCTTCATGGTCTTCAGCGCGCCGGCGGCGGTCGAGTATTCGCCGCGAAACTGGGCGGCGCAATCGACGCCGGTGATTGCCAGCACCAGATTGCCGGCAAGCCCCGGCCCGCAATCATGGCTGCCCCAGGCAAAGGGCGTGCGCTTCAGCCGGTCGATCTCGGCGACGAAGCAGGCGCGCCAGTTCTTGACCCTGACGAGATCGCTGTTCATTTCTGCCCCCAGGGGATCTGCCAATTGGCGACGGTGCTGGAATAGAGGCCGAATTCATCGCCGCTGCGGCGCTTCTGGCCTTCGTAGGAGGATTTTGCCGGATTGGTGCGCTCCAGCATGGCGATGGCGGCGGATATGGCGGATATTTCGATGTCGCCATCCTGCCCCACGGCCGGCGTCTTTACCGGCGCGCCATCGGCAACGCCGAGAAAGGCGATTTCCGGCGCCGCACTCGGCAGGCGCGTGCCGGTATCGAACGACATGTCGTGGATTTCGATCGGCGCCAGCCGCAGATCGTAGCCGCGCACGAGCTGCTGCACGGCGGGCGCGATCTGGCCGATGGTGATGGTTACGGTCTGGATCGTCAGATCCGCCGTGCGTGGGATCGGGCTCACCTGCAGATTGAGGCCGCCATAATAGGTCCGCGCCTCCGGCAGACCGGTAACACCGGAGGTGACGGTGATGTTGATGTCGTCATCGCCGGTCCAGAGGCCGATCGAGGCCGACCCGCCGCTGGCGAGATCCTTGCCGGTGATCCAGACGAAACGACGGGGCACGAGCCCCTTGTCGCGCGCGCCGGTCAGCGCCGCGAAGAAGGCGGAGGTGATGTTTTTCATCGTCTATTTCTTCTGGATGATCTTGAAGGTGGCGCCCGAGGTGATCGGGCCGGTCGCGGTGCCGGGATTGTGGCTGCCCGGCATGACCAGGCATTTGCAGGCCGGCAGCAGCAGCGTCACGCCGAGACCGGCGGCAAAGCCGACAGGCAGATGCGGGAAGACGCCGAAGACGGGCGTTATCCCCTGCCCGCTGGCATCAACCGTTTCCGAAATTTCGAGAAAGGCATAGCGGCCGCCATAGCCGACCTGCATCTTGTCGCCAACGGTCAGCCGATAACCGGCTGGCAGGCCCTTGAGGCTGAGCGAGGCATTGTCGGCCCCGAGTGCTGCGACGCTGACCGCGGCGCTCCCGAGCTTCGTTCCATCGGGGTCGGCCTGCGGATATTTCGACAGCGGATCATAAAGAAAAAGCGCCTCCTGGGCGCCGTGTAGCTTGCGGATGCGGGCGGCAATCTGCTTCGCCTCCGCATTGTACATGTCGGCCAGCGTCACCGTGCCGGTCCAGAGCGGCGGCGCCAGCTCCGCCTGCCAGACCCGGCCATCGCCGGAGCCGGAAAGCTCGTCATTGCGCTGAATGTCCCAGACGATGCTGGAGATCTTCAGAAGATCGGCAAAGGCCGGCAGGCTATAGGGATAGGAAACGGCCATCAGCGCCTCCGGGGATTGCGGTTGATCTGCGCGACGCGATCGGGAAGCTGCTGATTGAAATCATTCAGCCCCTGCCGCGTCGAACTTTGCGCTTCCGATTGCGCGACATTCTTCACATAGGCCTTGAGATTGCCGTCCTCATCGACGGAAACGCCGACCGTAACATGCACCCCGGAAGCGGAACCGGAGGCATCGTTCTGATTGTCAGCCCGGAGGCGACGAACGGGAACGGCAACATCCGGCTGTGCCCGCAACAATTGCGGCCCGCCTTCCCCGACCACGCCGCCATCGGCATAGCCGCGCCGGCCAAGCCGCATCGCCTCGACAACGCCGACGCCGCCCGCCCGGGCAATATCCTTCTGGCTCCAGACGACCTCGCCGGCGTGAACGATGCCGGCCGGCTCATGCTTGCCGCCAGGGCCGGTATAGCCGCCGTCGGCCCAGAGGCCGGGAATACCGCTCGCGACGGCCGCTGCCGCCTGCGGCGATCGCGCCAGAATGCCGAGATCCAGCCCGCCACCTCCGCCAAAGAGCCCGCCAAAGATGCCACCGCCACCGAACAGCCCGCCGCCTGCGGCGGCGCTGTTGACCTTGAACAGGCTGTTGAGGACATCGTTCAGCAACCTATCGGAAATCTTGGTAAGCACGGAAATCGCCGCCTTCCCCAGGGATTTCCAAAGGCCCTCGCCATTGCGCAAGCCGCTGACCAGCGTCGAGGCGAAATCGCCGGCAAGCTCGCGGGCATATTTCAGCTGCTCATTGTAGCGAATGATATTGGCCGAGGCCGAATTCATGTCGACCGGCAGGCCATATTGCTTCTGTGTCGAGGCGACCGTTTGATCGATGGTCGAGCGGCCCATCTGCTCCTGCTGGAACCGGATATCGCCCGCAAGTTTCTGCAGCGCCTGCGCCTCAGCGACACGCCGATAGGCATCAGCCTGGTCATTGGCCGCTTTCGTCAATTGCGGCATTTGCGCCAATTGTACCGCGCAGCTCTTCTGAAGCTCGTCCTGACTTTGCTTCAGCGTGACAACCTTCGACTTCACATTCTCCGTTGCGGCAGCGGATTGAGTGGAGGTCTGCGTGCCAAGTTTCGTCTGTTCGGTGTAAGTTTGAGAGGACTTCGTGAGGCCATCCACTGCGTCTTTCTGATCCCGTATAACCTTATTCGAACCGGCGTCCACGAGAGACGTTGCCTTGCTGTCGCCAACTGGCACAACAGCTGCTGCAGTAGACCAATTCTGAAGGTCGCTCTGCGTTCTCGCCGCTTTATTTTCAATAGCAATCTGCGGGGTGGTCACTACTTTGCCCGCCGCTTGCGCCGTCTCAGGCAAGCCAGAAAGACGCCTCTTATACGCGTCTTGAGCTTGCTCTTGGTATCTTTTTATTAAACTGACAGAATTTATTAGAGGTCTGCTGGCTTCGTCCAACGACGCCGCCAGCCGACCAAGTTCATCGTCACCGTTTTCAGCGTATGCTTTCTTGGAGAGCTCTACGATCTTTTGAATATCGTCAACCGTCAATCTACGGGTATTGGCCCGGTCCTGGAAATCTTCGTAGGCGACCCCGAAATCATGTAATTTCGACTCAGGATATACGGAAGCCCTATTAAGCTTCCATGCCATGCTCTCATTATCAGAACTGACATTATGTACGGTGTCCGCAATCGCCGCCCAGTTCGTAGTCAACACGCCAGTTACTTTGGTAACAAGATCACTAATGTCCTTCGCCTGTTTGATTTGGTCCGCGTATTCCTTTGCAGCTGGGATTTCATCACCGAAACGGTCTGCTAGATATCGGGCATCCGCATCTTGAGCATCAAGGCTTTCTCCTGCCCTTTCTCTGATTGCTGAAGGACGGATATAATTCGCTCCATTTCCTGCTGCCGCTGCCGCCTCACCCCCGAGACCATTAATTCGCCCTCCTCCTTGTATAAGCAGAAAAGCGGCCACGCCGAGACCAACATCCTTCCAATCAATCTGCGGCGGTTCGCTGAACTTAAAACCCGGCTGAGCAATGGCATTCACAGCCCAACTTTGCGTTAATGTGCTAGGGCCTTGGTTGTTGGATGTCGCGCCACCATTTTGTGTTTTATCGTCAACTGATTGAACAGATGGCGTACTTGCGCCGGTGTCAGCATTTATTGCGACTAAAAAGCTTTTTGCTTTACCCGCGTTACCTGCGACGGCGCCATAGCTGTCCACGAGATTCAACGCTTGCGCATTTGCTTTTCCGATAGCACCACTTGCGAGACTTGCGCGCGCACTTACGACATCAAATGCTCGGGAAGTCGCGCCAGCCGCCTTTTGTGTCCGGGTCGCTGCCGAGCTAAAATCATCCAAGCTCGCGGTAGCAGCATCGACGCCAGCGGTAGAAATCTGAATTCCCAATTTTGTAATATCTTGCACCGATACTCCTTTCGAGAACCTGATGTGAGATGCTGCGTTTCTGTCAAAGGAAACGACGCAGCGATTGCTTTCGTTGCTTAATCAGTTGCTATCCAAAAGAGCCAAGTGGACGTTTCCAATCGATTGGCTGCCCAGCTCCACTTGTGCGCGCAATATCTTCCTCCTAAGACTGTTTCAACAACCTTTGGAGGCAACATGCGTCGATTAATTTTCGCAACTTTCATGTGCACGATTAGCAGCATTGCTATCGCTGGCGACGACCAAAAACTCGAAGAACTAACGACCGCGTTTATTAATGCCAGTTACGCCAGCCTGAGTGCCGCCTATTTCTGCCGGGATGGCATCGGCGTTGATTCATATCTAAAGGTGCGCAAGGCAGTTGAAGCGGGATTGGTCAATATAACCGGAAACGTCGACGTTGCGCGCAAGATTATGGATGAATGGGAAAAAAAGATGGCGCGCGACCCACTTTACAAGAGTCCCAAGGTCACGGCTGATAAATGTAGTGATTTACTGATGGAGCGATATCACAAACTGGATGCGGCTTTCGATGCTATTGCAAATAGGAAAAATACGCGCTGACACTTTGATGGATGCCTGAAAGCGCAATAGTCATGGGGGTTCTCAAGCTCGCAGAACTTGTAATATCTGTCACTGGACCACCTTTTGATTTCATGCGAGAGAATGCCGCAAAGCTATTCGCGGGAATTTTGATGAAGCTGATTTCTGGTCTAATCGCAGCGGTTATCGCCGTGCTGCTGCTGAACAATTATGGCTTCTTCGATCCGCCGATCGTAAAAGCTTGCGAGGAACGCATGATGGGCTACTTCATTGCGCCATCGAGCTACAAGCGTCTCGGGTACATCTTGTCGGAAAGGCCATTTTCGAAGTCTGAAATCGAGAAGAGATATTTGATGGATGACGCAACATTGGAAACCTTAGGCGCCGAAGCGGCTGCCCGAATGAAGGTTTACCAGAATTTGATACGAACAGAAGGTCCAGGCTTTTTTAAAGAAGGTGGCCTGAACCCTACAGTTCACTCAGGTATAATAGAGTTCAGAATAAAGAATAAAGACAATGAGTTTGTAAATGTTCTTACTGACTGTAAATACTACTCAGACGACGGAAGTATCTCCGGAATGAGAATATACGACGTACATCCAATGGATGTCGGCAATTCGAACCTGCTTCAGGTGATTCAAGATCGGACTGAACTATCAACTGAAGAGCAGCAAAGATATGCCGAACCAATAGCCCCATATCGAGGTTGGCTCCACGACATATGGAGGCGGCTCGTTAATTGAAGTGTCTCCGGAAGAACTTTAACACCTACCCCGCCTCCCGCACGCCCTGATCGCCGCGGGCTCCTCCACCGCCCGGCAACAGCGCCCATCCATCGCCTTTCAGTACGATGATGTCCTCGCGGAATTACGGTGACACTACACTCAAATAAGAACGCATGTCCTATCTGGCCCACCGATACGCTTGCCATTTTATCGCCAAGAACATTTAGAGAACAATCTTATTGACATGCATGATATAGGATGCAACGTTCACCGAAGTTGCAATTGTTAAAAATACTACCTAGCGGAACTATAATGCACCTTCACCGAACGAAGCCTATAGCGAGCATCATGTGCCTAGTGGCTAGCGCATTGCTCTTAAACAGCTGCGACTTGTTTCATTCGAAACTTGTCACGGCCTGCGAGACAGTTCTCAAACAGCGCCTGCTCTCGTCGGCGGAATATAAACGCATCAAAGTTTCCGAACTCGACGAATAGAAAATTGCTCGAAAGCTATCTCGTCACGAGACAACAGCGATCCAAAGCGTCGGGCTACCCGCTAGCCATAGACGATGCGTGGATTCAAACCGAACTGAAGGCGTTTGATAATGGCATCTCAAGACCTTCTTTTTTCAGTGCATCGATAGTTTATGAGACGCTCAATGATCTTCAAGAGCCGGTGAGGCACCTTGCGAAGTGTGTATATGTCGGCAACAAAAGCGACTCGTCTCTCAAGTGGGAAGTTGACACCACCCTGGATGGGCTGACCGGCATAGAGTGGCGCTTCAGCAATTAGAAGTCATATTAGATCGGCTGCCTGACCAAACCAAGGCCATCACTGAGAAAATAGCGCACGTCACTGTAATTCAAATTCGCGCAGTACTTGTATTTCTTCCCACATCCCGTTAGCATCGATTTAGGTTGAAATTGTGGCGGACAATGCGCGGAATTGTTGCAATTATATGCCTATGCCTTCTGGGCGGCAGCGCTTTTGCCGGCAGCACCAAAACTAGCGATGCTAGCGCGGACGTGCTGATCAAAGCCCTCCATGACAATTTAAGTGCCACCTATCTATGCCGAAACGTTGCGGGCGTAGACATATACTTGAAAGCGCGTAGCACAGTCGAAGCTACGATGCTGAAATTTTCAAAGAACGCAGACCTCACTCAAAAAGCTCTGGCAAAATGGGAAGGCGAATTCCAAAAGAACGCAGGTTATCGAAACCCTAACATTTCAGTTGATGAATGTAAGGTTTTGCTAAAGGGACGACTTGAGAAACTCAAAGCAGCTTTAGATTCCTTTCTGCAGTAACAACGCTCGTTGTTTCGCTTTCATCGTCAGAACTCGTACTATCACGCCTCCCGCGCCCTGATCGCCTCCGTCTCCTCCTCCACCACCTGGCAATAGCGCCCATCCATCACCTTCAGCACGGCGACGTCCTCACGGCGCAGCAGGTTGCCGGTCAGTTGCAGCCAGGCCAGCATTTCCTGGTGGGAGAGCGGCGCCGGGCCGGAAAATCCGGAAGCCTGCGCCGAGCGCAGGTCCCAGAACCAGTCCCAGAGCGCATGGCCGGCCTCCGGCACCTCGGCCTCCGGGCTGATAAGCTCGAAGGCCTCGTTGCGCTCGCGCCGGGTCTCGCCGTTCGCGTCACGCACGCAATCATAGCGTGCGACGATCCTTACGGCTTCTGAAAGCCCTTCGGCAAGCTCTTCATAAAATTTGCGCGGTCCTCCGAGGCGCCGGCCACCTGATCGTAGATCCAGCCGGCTTCCTCGACGACTTCGCGGGCCTTCTCGAAGGAGAGCAGCGGCTGCTCGCCCTTCCACTGCTGCTCGCCCCAGCTCCAGGAAGCGATGGCGGCGGCGGCTTTGTCGAGATATTCGGCCTCGACCTTGCTGGTCGTCAGCTTCTTCTTGCGGCTGGCGAGGAAGCGGTCACTATGTTGGCGAACGATCTTCTTCACCTCGTTGCTCTCGGCAGAGCGGATCATGAAGGAGATGCCGAGCGGCTCTTCGGTGGCCGGATGCAGGAGCTGCAGCTCGAACAGATCTTCGGAATTGACGAGACTGGAGATATCCAAGGAAACACCTTATCGGTTGGGACATGTGAAAGCGGCCGCGCGCCGCAGGAGAGCGACGCGCGCAAGGTTCCGAAAGATCGCGCTTACGGCGTGGTGACGGGATCGACGCGGATCGGCAGCTGGTTGAGGCCGATCTTGAACTTCTCCAGATCGAAATCGTCGGAGCCGCCGCCGGGATAGAGCGGGCCGGAAACGACGCCGCGCGAATAGAACACCGTGTTGGTCTTGCCCTGCGGCGCGTCGTTGCGCTCGACCTTGATCGCCATGTTGTTGATGTTCAGGGGATCGCCGAAGGTGCGCAGGATGTCCTGGCCCGGATCGTCGGCGATGGAGGCGACTTCGAGCTCCGGATCGCCGGCGTTGGAAACGCCCTTCTGCTTCTGCTGCACCGGCTCATCCAGCGTATTGTAGTTGTTGATGGTGGATTCCGAGCCGAAATCACCGACCTTGCCGACCTTGCCCACCTGCACCCAGGTCAGCGCGGCATAGGCGGTGGCCGTCAGATCGGTATTCTGGGGCGTCTCGCATACGTAGACTTTCGAGCCCTTCTTCGTGCTTTTATTCGCCATGGATCATGTCTCCGGTTCAAAGGCGGTGTAGGGAATGGTGACCGGTATCTGCACCCGGTCATCCTCTTGGATCGGGCCTGCGGCCCACGGCTCGCCGCTGATCGTGATCTTCACGCCAGAGGCGAACAGCGTCTTGTTGTTGAAATGGTCGATGACCTGGCCGGCGGCATCGAGTGGCTTGATCAGCCCGCCGCCGGCCTTCCAATAGACGGAAACCTGCAGAAGCCCGAGCTTCTGCTGCGGATCGTCGCCGAGCGTCACCTGCCGGGGGCGGTTGGGCAGGAAGCTGACGGCCAGATAGTTATCCGGCTTAGCTTGTCCCGCCGGCGGAAAGGCAATGCCCGGCTGCGCCACCGGCAATGGCGGCTGGAATTGGAGTGCTGCCAGATGATCCAGCAGCGCAGCCAGAATGAGAGCGTCCGTCGCCGTCGCCATGCGTCACCTTGTCTAATGTTTGAAATTTCGAGGGATCAGTCCGCCGTGTCGCGCGCGGCACGCTCGACGATGTCAGGCCATTGGCGCGCCGCGAGCCGCACCATGCCCTGCCCCGCCTGTCCATCCGTGCCATATTCGACTGCGGCCGCGTGCGGCGCGGTGAAACCCATATGAATCAGACCGCCCAGCGGCACGCCGAGGCCGGCCAGATTGACCGGCTGGCCTTCATCAGATCCCTCAGCATCCCCGCTTTGCCGTGGCGGGGCGGAGACCCGGAAGGAATTGACAAGTTCGCCCGATACGACAGGCGTCGCCTCGACGATCGCCTCGGCCAGCCGCTGCGTGGAGAGGTTCACCACCTCTTCCATGCGCTTCTTGGTCCGCTCGGCCCAGGCGGCGATATCCGCGGAAAAATTAGAGGAAGCCATATCGATTGCCCTTCATAAGCTTATGCGTCATCGGCGGCGTCGCCGGGTGAAGAGCCACTCCGCTCGAAATTCAAAAGGGTGAGATGGCCATAACGAGCGCGAACCGCAGGTTTGACGGTTTGGGATTCCGCCTTCGCTCCGCCACTCCTCTCAATCCCCGGCAATGGTGAAACCCGATTGAGCAGCAGGATGACCCGTGACAGCAGCCAAAGCGTCAGAATCGTCTTGAAACGCACCAGCGCCTTCATCGCCGCACCTGCAGCTGCCAGAAGACGACCGTCCCGCCCGGCGACAGCGGCTGGATATCGACAATCGAATGTTCGGTGCCGCCGATCAGCAACCTGTCGGCCAGCGTCGGCGCGATCGATAGCCCCTCGGTCGAGAGATAAACCATGCGATCGCCGCGCTGGATGAGTGTGTCGCCGACATGCGCCTGGCTCTGATCGAGATCGACGAGCGAGCAGGCAAAGTCCTCGCTCGTCTGAACCGGATCGTAATCCGGCCCCGTATTCGCGATGCGCCGCAGACTGCCCTTCTGGCCGAACCTGGCGATCAGCCGCGCGGCGGTCGCTCGCGTCCTGTCGTAATCGAAAGCAGCCATCACACCACCAGAATGCCCGGCAGCACCGGACGCAGGAGTGGGTAGAGCAGCCCGTCAAGCATGGTCAGCACCGGCCTTGCGGAGGCAATCATGTCGTCGCTCGTATCGGCAACGGCATATTCCGTTTCCAGCGGCCCCACCTTCTCGCGTTTCACCGTGCGAGCTGCAACGATAACGGGCGTCAGGCTGCCCGGTTCCAAAAGCTCGATCGTGGCCGCCTCATAAGCCGCGTAAGTCACGGCAAGCGGCAATGTGCTCTCGGTAATCGGCTCGCCATTGACGGTCGTTGCATCGCAGCGCGGCCAGGAGAGCACCTGATCGTAGCCGCCAGCCCGCCGGCCGGTGAATCTCGGCTCGTAGAGAGCATCAACCGCCTGCGATCCGCGCACCAGCGCCGCCAAGCGATCACTGTCGCTGGCCGTGGCCCAGCCCGCCTTGCCGCGATCGGCAAAATAGGCATCCGCGGTAGCAAGCGTGCCGTAAAAGGAAGCGGACATGAAAGCTCCGATATCGATCGTTGGAAAGAAAAACCCTCTCCCCGCGTGAAACGGAGAGAGGGAGTTCAGCTTCAGGCAGCGGTGATCTCGTCGCCGTAAGCCATGGCCGCCGGCAGGCGCACTTCGGTGCCGCCGGTGCGGGCGATGATGCCGGTCTCGAAGCTCATGATCGACTTCTGGCGCGGCTGCAGCACACGACGCGGCATCGGCAGATGGAAGCGTAGAACCTCCGGATCACGGCGATAGACGACCATGCGTCCGCCACCGTCCTGCGACGCGGTCGCAAGTTCGCGCAGCGGCTGGATGTCGAGCGGCTGGCCCGTCTCGGCCGTGTAGACATTGCCGCGACGCAAAAATTCCAGCACGGTGATGTAGCCGTCACCATCGGCGAGCCGCTTGGTGGCCATCAGCCGGAAGGCTTCCGGCGGCAGGCGCAGGCTGTCGACCCACTCAACCTCGCCGGTCCGCTGCCGCACGCCGCCGATAAGATCGTTGACGTCGCGCAGGATCTGGTCGGCCGTCTTGGCGGACCAGTGGGTCGAGCCGCCCGTACCATCGGCAGCGACGTCGACGCGCGACACCTTCGGATCGTTGACGAAACCGGTCCAGCCCTTTTCCGTCGAGCCGGTCATGGCGACGGAATTGAGCAGGCGCTCGATCTTATCGGCGGCGAAAATGGCGTTGGAAGCGTTGAGATCGAGATTGTAGAGCGCGGCCTGGTTCACCTCCTCAAGGTTCCATTCCCAGCCCGAGCCGATCATCGCAAAGTCGTGGCTGGCGCTGTCGCGGGTCGACTGGTTGAACGGCATGTCCGTGCCGGCGGCGGAGAGAAACTTCGCCTCGCCGGCGCTGTCGACGGTAAAAAAGGTTGTGCCGGAGGCCCATTCATTGCCTTCGGTGACGACCGGAACATGAAGGCCGTAGTTGAGAGTCGGATAGCGTCGCTGGTAGATGCGCGTTTCGATATTGCGCCCCTGCGCAATGACGAAGGAATAGGCAGCCTGGGCATCCGCAAACTGCTGTCGAACGAATTGGTTCATGGATTAGGCACTCCTGTGCTTGAGCGAGATCTCGACGATGTCGCCGTTGCTGCCGCTCGTGTCGAAGAAACAATCGGGAATGGGGCCGACGATGCCGGTGCCGGCGGCGTTGACGTAAGCGTCCGTCGTCGGGTTGTAGTAGACGGCGTCACCATCCGAGACGCCGCCGCCGGCCCGTACATACATCTGACCAGAGGTCAGGAATGCACCGGTGACGAACTGGGCATAGCCGCCAGCCGGCGCTACATCTGGCAGCACATTCGGCGTCAGCACGGCAATGCCTATGAACTTGCCGCCGGCGGCAAAGGGCGCCACGCCATGATCGGCAAGACCGCGCTGAACAGGCTGCCCGAACTTGATGCCAGCAGCGGTTTCAACCGTGCGGCTGATCTTGTTGGCCTTTTCCTCAGAAGCGATCTGCCCGTGCAGGCCCTTCCGAGGAGCGTTTCCATAGGTGGTCTGATAAGTCGCCATTGAAGCGTCTCCTTTTCGTTGACCTGGTTAAGAGGGATTGGCAGCCAGATGCGCGCTCTCGAGATCGCGCACCATGGCGGCGTAAGCGGCAAAGGCTGGGGATGTGGACGACTGCGTCGAGACGATGCCGTCCTTGACAGCATCTGCGAAAAGATCCGGCTTCTCGCGCAATCCTTCGGCCAGCATGTCGAAGCGAGCGTCGATATAGGCGTCCGATCGGCCCTCGACTGCGCCCTCGCCCGCCTTGGCGATCACCACAGCCTTGCGGATAGCGGCGTCCGAAAGACCGGATGTCCGGACGCTGCCGGCAATCGCCTTGGCAAGACCGATCAGATCGGCGCGCAACTCGGCGCGGCGATCGATCTCCGCTTCGTCGAGGAGAGCCGCTTTCAAGGTATCCAGTTCGGCATCGCGGATCGCGATGGCCTTGTGATGGCCGGCTTCCGCGTCCGCCAGGCGCTGCCGCAATATTGTGATGATCTCAGCGGCCTGATCGGAGACTTCGATCTCGGCGCCGTCGATCATGATCGTCTTCGTGGGCATCATTCCTTCCTTGCTTTGCTTGTCATCGGAAAGGGGGCGTGGGGCTGCGAGAGGAGAGCAGCCCCACGGTGCGGCTACATCGCCGATGCGGACTTTCGAGCCCGCACGGCCACGGCGCACAATGGCGATATGGTTGATGCGAATATTTCGCTGGATGGCGTCGTAGGCTTCACCCGCAGGCGTTACACCGGCGGTGAAATCGACATCGCAGACATAGCCGGCCGAAAGCTCCTGCTTGCCGCTTTCGATGTCCTGGATCGTGTCCTCATCGCTGACCATCAACGGCACGCGAAGGAAAATACCTTCACCGGCAATCTCGTCTCCAGTCTGGCCGACAGCGTACTTCTTCCAATTTTCCGAGGTGACCATCTCGGGCGGATGCTCATTTGTCACCGGTCGGTGAGCGGCACTCTTGAGCGTATCTTCGGAAAAGACTTCGCCTCCGGAACGATAGACGCGCACGATCGGCATCTCGGGCCTACCGATCTCGGCGCCGGCATAGGTTTGAATGCCGGTACGGGCGATGCGGGCATCGGCCACGAGATAGCCGTCCCCCGTCCGCCGCGTTCCCGCGACGGTGACAGTGTCTGTGAAGTTCATGTTGGGATTTCTCCTGGCCGAAGCCAATCTGGTTCGGGTGAAAGCCGCTCGCCATGGCGAAACGGATCTACCGGCGACTACATGGCAGCGGGTTGTTGGCTCGTGTTGGCGTCCGTTTCGGATTGCTTGAGATCTTCGCCCGGTTGATCCGTTGTCTTGGCCGCCGCCTCCAATCCGGGTAGCGACCCATCTTCCACGAAGGCATTCAACAGAGCTTCCGAGAGCGCCGTGCGGGGAATGATCTCCTCTCCCTGAGCTGAACCAAACAAGGCTCGCGCCGCTTCTGCCTTCGTCTTGAAGATATCGGCCCGCTCCTTCTCGCTCATCTGCTCCAGGGGAGCCCAGGTCGAGTAGATCGCCGGATCACGCGTACCTGTGGCGGAGCGGATGAGGCACTCATCAAGCCGGGACATCGCCGGCGTGTAATCGAGCTCTTGGATCGCCTGGATTCGGTCATGATAGTTCTTCATGTCGGCGGTGCCTGTCGCATTCATCCCCGCCGGCGATTGACCAAGCAATCGCGTGACCGGAATGTCGGCCGCGCCGGCTACGATCTGCAGGAAAGCCATCAGAATATCCGTGAGACCGGAAAGCGGCGCACCCTTGCTGTCGTACTCCTCCTCGGCATCGAGGATCAGCGTCCCATTGACCCCCTTGATGGTATTGGCTAGCGCATAGCGACGCAGCACTGCATCTTCATAAGCCTGGTTGCCGATATTGGCTGAGAACTGCGGGACCTTGATGATATCGATCTTCGCCTCGAAGACGAGGCTGGCGATGTTGGCCGCCGTGCTGTCGGCGTTCTTGATCGCGTCGAAGGTCGCGGCCAGCACGCTTTCACCCCAGACATGGTGGCCCATCCCGCCGAATTCTTCATTGGGCGTCATGGCACCTTTGAAAATGACAAGGCGTGATGGATGGATTGTCACCTGCATGCCATTGGCACCGGTCAGCGTGTAGTATCTCGGCTTGCCATACCATTCCGACGCGGGATCACTGTCGATGTCTCCAGCAGCGAGTTGGTGGCGTGTCAGCACGGTGAGGTGCTTGATATCGCCCTTACCGATCCGCTCCGCCTCGAGCGGCAATGCCGGATCGGCATCTTCGGAGCCGATGAAAAGAGCAGCACCGCCGAATAGTCGTGCCTTCGTTGATGCTTCCAGCACTTTGCCGCGCAGATTGAGCCGCCGCTCTTCGGCATCAATCAAGCCGATCTGATCACTTGCAGCCTGCCAGTTTCGCCATTTCCGGCAGCTATCCAGCGCCGGGATATCGACGATCTTGCGCGGAAGCCAGGAACCGCGATAGGCGGCGATGATCTGCTCGTCCGTCAGGATCGGCTGCGTGTAGAAAACCGATGCCGCCTTGTCGCGTTCGGTGCCCATGCGGGATGCAAGGCTCACCAAGCCGTCGCGAACCATCGAGAATACCTGCCCCATGGATTGTCCTTTGATAGCGATGTGATGAAAGACCCGCGCCGCGAGCCTAGAAATTCGTGAAGCTGAAGGATGAACTCAGCGCGAGCTCGTTCAAGGCGTCGGCGAAGGCATCGACTTGGTCGTCGAACTGCCCATTCGGAAAAGCGCAGATCTCGTCGAGAAATGCCTCGTTCCAGTCCCCACGCAAAAGCTTGACGTTCCCCGCCTCCGCCTGCGCCGAGGCCGGCTTGGCGCGTGTCGCCTTATCACCGGTCGGAGATATGACTTTTACCGGAAAACCCGCGAGCAGCTTGATCTTGGTTTCCGCATCGGCCTTGCCGGCCGCACCTGGGTCCTGCGGCATCCGGATCGTCACCGTCGGCCCATCTTGCGACGCAACGTTCTTGAGATTGCGCTCCACCTCGGCGGGCGACCAGCGCCCCCGCATAATAGTTTCGACGTAGAAAACGCCACCGACCAAGGCCATCCGCAGACCTACGGTCCAGTCCGGCTTGCGACCCGGACGCGCCTTCGAAGCGGCGAAGTCCCAGGCACGACAGCGCTTTGCACCGGAGGGCAGTACCTCCACGATTTCAAAATCGCCGCGCTGGAACAGACCACCGGAACGCGGAGCTGGCCGCTGCTGGAACTGACCGGCTACGGCGTAGCTACCCAACGGTATCTTGTCGCGCTCGACGACCGCTCGAGGAAAACGCTCCGGAAAGAGCAGTTCGCCCTCCTCCGCCCTCGGATCGACAAATCCGATCGAAGTGCGGCAACGCCGCTCCGGCTCGAACTCCATCGGCAGCATCAGGTGCTCATAGCCAAGCCCGAGTGCTAAAATGGTTCCGGAGACATCTGCCTCATGCAGTCGCTGCATCACGACGACGATCGCCGAACGCTGGGGATCGTTAAGTCGCGTCGGCACGGATTCACGAAATGTACGAACCGTGGACAAACGCTCTGCCTCGGATTCCGCTCCATCCACTGAATGAGGATCGTCGACAATGACGCGATCACCGCGACCACCGGTCAGCCTCGAAAACGGCACACCCTGACGTGAGCCCGTACGGGTATTGGCGAAAGCCATCTCGCTGGTTCTCGTCAACTTGACCCGATCGCCCCAGAGCGCCTGATACCATTCGGAGGCAACGAGGTCGCGCATGCGCCTGTTGTCACGTTTGGCATAGTGCTCCGAATAGGAAGCGCCGAGATAACGCATCTGCGGCTTGCCCTTCGGACCCCACTCCCAAGCAGGCCAGAAGACACCGCACAGGAGCGACTTCATCGTACCCGGAGGCACGTTGATTAGGAGACGCGTAATCTCGCCCGACGTAACCGCCTCGAGATGTCGGCAGATAGCATCGATGTGCCAGCCATGGACATACTCGACGGAGGGCTCGACAACGTGCCAGGCTTCCCGCACGAAGCCGGTCAACGATTGGCAATTGGCGCGAATTCGTTCAGCATCCAAGGCAATCTGGGCGGCAACCTCGACCCGTTCGCGCTCAGCGCTCCGCCTCGCCTTCTCCTCCTGGATCGCCGCCATCATCGTCGCCGGATCCGACAAGCGGACCGAAGAGGGATTCGAGTATCGCAAGCTGCTCATCCGTGGCATTGGTTAAGTCGATGGTAACGCCGTGGCCTCCCTTAGCCCCGGCGCCAGAGCGTTCGCTAGGTTTCCGATGGACATAGGAGGCCGCTATCTTTGCCATTTCATCGCGCCGCTTCTGATCCGCCTCATCGTCACGCATCACTTTCAGCATGTAATCAAGCGGCGTGTCCTCGGCGGAAACGGCCTTGCGACGGCGCGCACGCGGTTTGCGCGGCGCGACTGGCTTGTCGGCATTGGTCATGCTTCAGATTTCCGATGGAATTTTGAAAGAAAACAAGCGGTTCAAAACAACACTTGCGATCGTCAGTGCGTCGCTGCAACTGTTCTCATCATGCCAAAATAGATACCCCATTTCGGCGCAGTTGGCGACACCCTTGAAGAGCTCTTGCCGTGCAAGGAATGAGAACCTTGACGAGGAATGCGAATAAGGGTTTGAAACTACTTGCAAATACATAACTGTACAGTCCGACGAACTGGACCAGATAAACCTCGATTCACAGCTTAGGCCTCAAGGAACCGTTGCCATGGGCGATAGAATTTCCGCAAAGGGAAACTCCAAGTTGATCCGCATGAGCCCGCTGGCGCCGCAGGATCGCGGTTCGGATGATCTGGTGAATAATGATTGGGTTCGGCGGTTTATCGCCGTCAATCTCCCGGTCCTGCCCGTTCCCGGCATTCCGGATATTCGCCTGCATAAGGCAGGCCCACAAAGCGGCCTGCGACGCCTCGCGGAACGGGATCCGCAATTCGGCTCGCCCTACTGGGCACACTATTGGGGAGGAGGCCTGGTCCTGGCCCGTTATCTTTTGGACCGGCCGAAAGACGTGGCCGGTCGCCGCGTGCTAGATCTTGGTACAGGTTCGGGAATTGTTGCAATTGCAGCCGCAAAGGCAGGTGCCGCGACGGTCCATGCCACCGACATCGACCCTTACGCAATCGCGGCGACCGAGCTGAATGCGGCACTCAACGGAGTGAAAGTCGACTTGATACTCGCCGATTTGACAACAGGCGACCCGCCAGAGGTCGATGTCATATGCGTCGGAGATCTCTTCTATGAAGCCGAGCTTGCGGAAAAGGTTGCAGTATTTCTGGATCGGTGCCTGGCAGAAGGAATCGTAATCCTGATCGGCGATCCATGGCGCGCGCATTTGCCGAAATCGCGACTTCGGCTTCTTGCAGAATATGCTGTCCCAGACTTTGGCGAAGAGACCACGAGGGCACGGCCGGCCGGCATCTTTGCATTTGAGTGAAACAAGTCACCAAGCAGGGACATTGGCAAGGCGTAGCGATTATTCGGGTTCGGACCGTAATCGTCGCTACGTCGCGTTAGGCTTTCATCCTGGCGCGCCTACGGTTCCCGCGCTCCAATCGTTTGGCCAACTCGGCAAGTTCGGGACTTGCTGCATCGAAAACGGGCCGTGCATCATCCGGCAACCAATGTGTTTCATGTGTCGGCGCCTTAGGCTTTACCCGATGAAACCCACCGGGCGCGTTCGGCATCATCGGTGATATGCGCGACCAATCCGGCTCCTGTAGCATGGGTGAGGCAGCGAAAAGCATGCCGGCAAGCTTCTGGAATTCGCTCTGAATGCGTCGTTCGGCCGTGCGCCGCACGCGCCCGGTTCGAGCGCAGAAATCTCGAAACGAGCCGGCAATATGAGGCGCAGCAAGGCAAATAGACCATCGCGAAAGCAGGATACGCCGCTCCTCGTCCCCGACATGAACGCGTAGCCATTCCTGTAAAACCTCTTCTGCCCGGCTGATCGCCGCAGCGCTCGGACGATAGCGAATCCGGATATCGGCATGATCCGTCGATTCGGGCAAAACCTCCGGCCAGAGCGTCCGCATCCTGTCGGGCCGGACGCCGCGCACATCGAGATGAACCATCGTATCGGCAGCCTCGATGAAACGTGCACGGATAATCAGGCTCAAGTCAGCGATCTCGACCGCGCGCTGGAATAGATCGTCAAACTGCAAGGCGGAGTGGTGCATCAAGTCGTTTCTCCAATTCCTGATAGATTAGCGTGCGCAATGTCGCCCGAACGGGCCAAGGCCGCCGCGCCACCGCATCCGTGCGCAATGTGGCAAGCGCAATATCGTCAAAGGCACCCAAAAGATCGCCGGGACGCTGCAGCGCCCAATCCTGGCGCTGCGCGAGAACATCGGATACCGCACCGATCGTGTCCGACCAGAGTTCGTCGCGATTGCTCCCGGTCTGCCGGATACACCGCAAGACGAAGACCAGATGACCATCGCCGTAACGGCCGCGGATTTCCTGCATCGTGCCGCGCGCGTGGCTCTCCGCCGGAGCGCGGCGCCGATGGACCGGAACCAGCTTGATGCCCAGCCCATCGAGAAGAAGATCTAGCCTACCTTTGGTCATAGCCGCTCAACTCCTTTCGTCGGTGAATTTGAGACCTCATCCATGTCATCGGGAAGATCAGACGACGCCCTGGGTGGTGTCGGCAACCTTGGCCGATCTGGGTTTGAAGAAGGCCGCCGCCTTGGAAAAGGCCTCGACCCGCGCTCCATCGCGCAGCATCGGCGTATTGAGATAAGCAACCATCGCCTCGCCGGCCGCAGCCTTCGCCGCATCCTGCGTCGCAAAGACGATCGGCTCACCTCGATTATCCCGGAGGATCTCGTTTGTCGCTCGGTGAACCTTGCGGATCCAGCCGAGATGGCCGCCGGCTACGGTCTCTGTTCCGATTTGAAATTCGTTCATAACAACCTCCCCCGGCCGACGGGACCAGGTTTTCGTGTAGAGTTTCCGATTGGGTTTAAGGTTTCAGTGCTCGCTAACGGCCGCGAACCTTCACTGGGTAGTTTTTCAGCGAGCGCGCGGATCTTCCGCGATCCGAAAGTGGATTTGATCCCCTTCCGGCGCACCAGTATCTTCAACCTCAAAGGGTGACACCGGCGATCTCCAAATGACCGACTTTATCGCGATCATCATGGCGACGAAAAACAACGACGCGCCGATGCAAGCGAGAAAGCCCTGAAGCATTTCGATCATGGCAGCATCTCCCCATCGATTGCCTTCGAAAAGGACCTGGTCTCCACCATTTCCTGAGGTTCGACGGCCGCATGGCAATCCTCGCAATGCAGCTCGATAATCTCCGCGATCGACAGAATTCGGAGGCAACCAGGACATCCCCAGAAGCGATCGAAATATCCAGCCCGAGATACTGCCCTCCTACTCCCGCCGTTTGTGATCATGACTTCACCTCTAAAAACATTAGTCACCGTACGCAGCGTCAATCCACTCATCTGCCAAGTTGCAATTTGCGCATCAGCATCTTGATAGACACAAATTATGTTGATAATAATAGCTATGTCAACATGATTTATGTCAAAAATTTTGCAAGGGTCTAGAGATGCAGAAATCTATGGGCGAACGACTAAGAGCGGCCCGCGAAGCCGCAAATTATCCATCAGCCACGAAGGCGGCAGAAGCGCTGGGCGTGAGTCTGTCCACCTATCGCGCGCATGAAAACGGTCAGAACGAATTCAGCGCCGAGGTCGCCAATCGCTACGCCAAGAAATTCGGCACGACTGCGGCCTATCTGCTGACTGGCGAAGGCCTGCGCAAAACCGCACGCCCGACACCGAATATCGTCATGTCATTCGACCCTGACGAGCAGGATCAGGATGGATTTGCCGAGAGTGGCGACGAACTCAGTTACAGCCGCGAGCACTGGAAGCCGCAGATCGAAGGCGCAACACCGGAAGTGGATGTCAAACTTGGCGCCGGTAGTGGCATTGTCGGCGAAGTCATCAACCTCCCCGTCGGCTCGGGCAATGTCGCCGGGCACAAGATCGTCGCGGAATGGCTTATCCCCACCGGCTATCTACGAAACGAGGCAAAAGCTTCACCGAACCATACGATCATCATGGAAGTCGTCGGCGATTCCATGCAGCCCACCTATATGCCGGGCGATCGCGTTATCGTCGATCTCTCGCAGAACCAAATGACCACCGATACCGTCTACGCGATCAGCGACGGCTATACCGAACCACAGATCAAGCGCCTGCAGCGAGTTCCCTTCACCCATCCGGGCCAAGTCAAGATCATTTCCGACAATCCAGCGCTAGAGACCTTCACCGTCGAGCTGGATCGACTGACCATCATCGGCCGAATCTGCGGCCACATCGCCCGCAAATAGAAAGCAATATAGGCCGCGAACACCTTTGGTGTTCCAATCACCCAAATAAACATAAATAATGTTGACATATATTGTGTTGAATGCCAATCTCATCAATAGGAGCCATTGGTCCTGAATGGAATGAGCCCGGGCAAGCTTAGGATCTCGCTTGAAGTCAGCGAAACCGGACACGCCAGGCGCAATGACTGAAAGGGCTGCAGGGCCGTCGAAGGGAGAGTGTCATTCATGCCAAGAAAGCCGAATGCTTTCATCATCGCGCTGGCAGATACCTTGAGGGAAACCGATATTGCCAGGATATCGTCGATTGCCAAGACGGGAGAATGATGGTGTACGCTCTGGAGTTTTCCTGCGAATATTCGTTCGATGAGCTCAGCATCCGCCTATGCGATCGTTGGGAAACCGGATTGCTATTATACGGGCGCGCTGAACTGACATCGGCGGGAGCCGATTACGAGGATGAATTCTACGTATCGGCAATCAGATTGGATGGCGGTGCCAGGCTGGCGCGGCCGAATGCCTCGCACAATGCCGGCGGATTCGAGTCAGAATTGTTTCGGCGGATAGCTGCCGTCATCGAAGACGACAAGACACAGGCAGGTCGCCACGCCGCAGAACTTTTCGTCTCTGCATTGGAGCAATCTAGGGAGACCGACCATGATCAAAACTGCAAGCTCGAACGGGAGAAAAAACTGGAGGCGTTCGCAACGCCATATTGA